AGCTAACGGTGTAGGAAATAGTTTTCACAGACTCTGGAAGGGAGCAGTAGATGGTTCTAATGAATATATCCCTATCTTTGTTCCTTGGTTTCTTATGTCTGAGTATAGGCGTAAGGCTCTTCCTAGCTTTGAAAGAACGGATGAAGAAGAAGTTCTTGTTACCCGATTTAAGCTGGATGATGATCAATTGTATTGGAGAAGGCTTAAAATTGCGGAAGGTGGATTAGATAAATTTAGACAGGAGTATCCTGCTACACCCGAAGAAGCATTTATTGTTTCAGGGTCTAATGTATTTAATATAGAGAAACTTTCAGCTTTAGTTCCTCAACCTATTCTAGCTCAAAGAGAATTTAACTTTGAGAGTCAGATGATGGAAGATGTAAGGAATGGTTCTATAGAGATCTTTAAGTATCCTACCTTTGAGGATGCCTTTGCGATAGGTGCTGACGTAAGTCTAGGGGTAGGTAAAGATCATTCAGCTGCTATTGTTATAAATAAGAATAGAGAAGTATGCGCTGTATACAGGAACAATTATATTGACCCTTCTCAGTTTGGGGATTTATTGTTTTACCTTGGAAGGTACTATAATAACGCTCTCTTAGCCGTAGAGTCAAACTCTATGGGAGTAGCTACCCTAAACAGGCTCACTCAGATGGGTTACGTCAACATGTACTTCCAAACAAAGATGGCTAACGTCTCTAAGGAAGAGGGGACGAGAATTGGGTGGAGAACAACAACGTCCTCTAAGCCAGCCGTTATTGGATTTTTAAAGAATGCCATTGAACAAGAAGAGATATGGATACCCTCAAGGATAGTCATAGGAGAGCTAATGAACTATATAGCAGATGACGCAGGGCGTACTAATGCTATTGTAGGTCATAATGATGATACGGTTATTGCTTTAGCTATAGCCTTAGAGGTCATAAGGACTCATGGAGATAGACTAACAACAACTAACGTTCCCTTTACACAGAAGATAGGGAACTTTCAACAATTAGACACCACATGGATTTAACAAATAAAAGGAATCAACATGGCACAAATTAGACTCGGTTCAACTTATAAGAGTGAGCCTTACAATTTTTCAGCATTAGCATCAACAGGCGTACCTGTTGTTATCCCCTCAAGTGGCACTATTGCAACAGCAGGTACTGTTACTTTAACTACAGCTCTCCCAACAACTTATGCTGGTGGTGCTTGGATGTACTTCCCATCTACTGCCTTTTCTAGCAGTGTTGCTGGTGTTTACTGGGTAGTAATGAGTTCAACAACTGCTGGTACTGTGTATCAGACCAACTCTATTCCTGCTTCACCTTTTGAAGCAAATATCCCTACTGAGACATTAGTTGCAGTAGTAGGTAGCAATGCAAGTTACACTCAAACTACTGCCTCTGACCTAGTACTTTTACGTACTACAGTTCCAGGTGGACTAATGGGTTCATCAGGCGAAGTGCATTATACTTTATTGTGTGTTACTAATGCAACAGCTAACAGCAAGCCAGTTAAAGTTACTTATGGTGGAACAGCTATTCATACTGCAAGTTTATCTAGTAACGTTTCAACTATTATTGATAAAGAAATTACTAATCGTGGCGTAACTAATCGTCAGATTGCTAATCCTTTAGCTGCTTTAGGCCATGGATCATCTGCTGACGCATCATTATATTTGAGTATTGATACTAACAGTGACTTTGATATTACTGTTACTGGCCAAATAAATACTGCTACTGACTTTATTGTCTTAGAGTATTCACACATTATTGCTATTGAAGGTTAAACATGGCTAAGCAAGGATTGTACGCTAATATCCATGCTAAGAAAGAGCGCATTAAAAAAGGTTCTGGTGAGAAGATGAGAAAACCAGGAACCAAAGGCGCTCCTTCTAGTACAGCTTTTAAAGACTCCGCTAAGACAGCTAAAAAAGGTAAATAAATGGAAAAAGATTCCAGACTAAAGAGGGCTGGGGTGTCTGGTTTTAATAAGCCTAAAAGAACCCCAGACCACGCTACTAAGAGTCATATTGTTGTAGCTAAGAGTGGAGACACTGTTAAGACTATCCGCTTTGGCGCTCAAGGCGCTGTAGGTAGCCCTGACGGGTCAAAAAGAAATGAAGCCTTCAAAGCAAGGCACGCCTCTAATATAGCCAAGGGACCTTTATCTGCGGCATATTGGGCTAACAAAGTTAAATGGTAAACATATATGGCAATAGATTTAAGATTAACGGCAGAAGAAAAGAAACAGATGGGTTCTTTTGTCAAACCAACACCACAAGGTAAACTCATTAACCAAAAAGAAAAGGTTAAAGAGTTTCAGGATAACGTGAACTTGGCTATTCGTAGTCAACAACAAAAATAATAATATCCCTTGTGTCCTCACCGTTGGCTACTCATGGCAGGGATGATAGTAGTAGCACTTATAATAGGTCATTGTAGACCTTTTGATTGATTGAATGTACAACCCAAGAAAGGTTTACAATGAGCGATAAACAACCTATCCCGCGTTTTCAGCCTGATAGATATAAAGAACCTGTAGACGATAATGAATTAATAGCCATGATTGAGCAGGGTGTTACTAACTCTGTAGGCGACTTTTTGAATAGTAGCGACCTTGCTCGTGAACGCCAGAAGGCTACTTACGAATATGGTATGATGCCTTTGTTTCATTTAGTGCCACAAGGTGTTTCTCAGATTGTCTCATCAGACACTGTAGAAGCCATTGAGGGCTACACAGCTATTTTAGCTGAACTAATGTTTAACAATAATAAGATAGCTCGATTCATACCCGCTGGATCTTCTCCTAAAGACTTTCATGAGGCAAAAGTAGCCTCAGACCTAGTTAACTATGCTATATTTAAACAAAATAATGGCTGGGAACTCTTAAATACATGGGTAAAGTCTGCTCTTCTTTGGAAGAATAGTATTGTTAGATGGGAATTTATTGAGGACTTTGATTATTCTTTTGAAGAGTATGATGAGATTGAACAAGCTAACTTAGATATTATGTTAGCTGACGAAGATGTTGAAGTGTTAGGTGAGCTTATTTATAAGCAAGAACTAGACACTGATGAACAAGGCAATTCTTTTTACAAGACTATATATGAGAATGTACGTCTACGTAGGAAGCATAACAAGACTCGTATTAACATCAAGAATGTACATCCAGAATGTTTCCGTATTACAAGGGACGCACATACCCTAGATGATGCTGCATTTGTAGGTATTCAGATTGATATGACTCGATCTGAGATTAGAAAGTTTTATCCTGATATAGCAGAGACTATTGATTGGGATTCTATTGGAGATGGTTCTTATGATTGGGCAACCAAGTATACAGAAGAACAATCTGCTCGAAAACGTCTTGTTGGTGAAGAGTACTGGCTAGGTGGAAACTCGCGGGAATTATTCCCGTCAGAAGCTAATAGACAGATTACGGTTATTGAATGTTGGTTGCGTGTTGATCGTGATGGTGATGGTATAGCTGAATTAAAACACTTTATTATTGCTGGCTCTACTATTTTGCATGAAGAAGATTGTGATTGTGTACCTTTAGCAACTCTTTGTCCTTTTGAAGTACCACACGAATTCTTTGGTTTGTCAGTTGCTGATATGATTCGTCCATCTACATTAGCTACTACAGCTATTCTACGTGGCTTTGTTGAAAACGTATATCTTACAAATTACTCACCTAAACTAGCTGACCCTAATGTAGTAGATTTTAGTGCTCTTCAAAATATGAAGCCTAAACAAATCATTGCTACTAATGGTTCGCCAATGAATGCTGTGTCTGCGTTAACTCCTGACACTATTAGCACAGGTACAGTACCTTTACTTCAAATATTGCAAGCTCACAAAGAGCAAGCAACAGGATTGTCTAAAGCAGCTCAAGGTTTAAATGATACTCTATATGTATCAGGTAACAGTGAAGAGAAAATGAGCAGAGCTATGTCTGCAGCTCAAATACGTATTCAATACATGGCACGTAGGTTTGCTGAGACAGGGTTTAAGCGTTTAACTGAGGGCGTTTACAAGACTCTTCGTGATAAAATGCGTGGTAAAGCTATGCATTACTATGATCAAAATGATTTCTTTAAATCTATTGATCCAGGAACTTTACCCTCAAATCTTATATTGTATATTGACGTTGATGTTGGTGAAAACTCAAATCAAAACATTGTTAAGAAGATGGCCTTGGTTGGACAACAATTAATTCCTGCTTTACAATCTGCAGGAGCAGGTGGAGCAGTTAGCCCTGAAGCAGCAGTACGTATTGCATGTAAAACTATTGAGGCTTTAGACTTAGACCCATTAGATTTTCTTGTTGACTATACTGATCCTCAGTTTAAAGAGAAAGCATTGGCTGATCGTCAGGCACAAAATCAAGCTCAAGAGAAACAAAAACAAATGGAAGAACAAGCTAAAATGCTTGATCTAGGCCAACGTCAAGCAACCTTAGACCTTACTAATGTACAGGCTAAGAATTCATTACAAGATAATACAAAACAACTTATGGTTGCTCTTGATAAATCATATCAAGAGTGGGGTAAAATTTATATTCAAGCCGCCAAAGAAGGTGTAACACCTCCTCCGCAGCCAGACATTAAACAACTCTTGTCATTAGCTAAAGGCTTTATAAATGGTGATGCTTATGGAGATGCTTCTCGCCCACAAGGTGGAGCGCCTATGCCACAAGTAAATGGACCTGCCGCTGAGATGATGGGTGAAACACCTCAACAACCAATTTAATCAACATGAGCTTACTCTTAGGAGTAAGTTCCTTTAATACACAAAAAATATGGACAAATACAAAGAAGGCTTTCAGAAGAGAGTAAAGCCAACAATGAACTATGATACTGGAGAATACAAGGTAGAACCATTTAGGGATGCTCAAATAGCCCTAACGAAAAGCCAATTCACAGTACGTGAACGAGAACAATTCTTTAACGATGCTTATTCAGAGATTCTTGCTGATCTCTTTACTACTTGGTTAAAGACAGAACCTCATTGTTCTAAAGAACGTGAGTTCCTATATCATACAGCTATGGCATTAGGAAGCGTTAAAGAGAAGCTAGTAGGTATCGAACAATACGGTGCTAACATGCAATTTATCAATAAACAAAAAGAGTCCCAAGACGAGGGCAATGAAACAAATGAGTAACTACGATAAAGCACAGGAAGTACTAACTCGATCACGAGAAGAAGTATTAAAAGAACTTGTACGAGCAGGTGAAAGTGGAGGAACAGGATTAGCACAACGCTATGCACCTATCCTTGCTAATTTACAAAATGCTATTGAAGCAATTGATCGTATAAAGACCAGTGAAGGGAAAACTAATGAAGTACCTTTTGCTGAAAAAATGAAAGCTGCTAAAGCAGCTAAAAAAGCCGCTACATTAGCGGTTTAAACGGACACAAAGGAAATATAATATATGGATTTACCACAACTCTCTACCAACACCCCTGCTTCACAAGTAAGCAGTGCGAGTTTTGATGACGGAAGTGTAAGTGCAGATTTGGAAGTCAATAGTCTTGATAACATTTTAAGGAACAGCCCAGCAGCTAAACTGCTTGGATTACCCGAAGAATCTTTACCAACAGAAGACAACAGCGTCCCAAATCCAGATGAATCATCGGCAGAAGAAGAACAAGCCCCAGAGAACGATGATGATTCTGAAACTGACCTAGATGAAGAAGAAGATTCAAAAGAATCTAAAGAAGGAAATACTGATGAGGATGATACGTCTACCCAAAAAGCAGAGCTACCAACTGAAGAAGATATTGATTGGGAATATCAAGTACCTGTAACCGTTGACGGTAAAACAGAGTACGTGTCCCTAGAAGAAATCCGAAAGGGTTATTCTACTGATAAACATCTATCTCAAAAAGGGCGTGAACTAGGCGAACTAAAGAAACAAATCGAACAAGAACGCACTGAGAAGCTACAAGAGATAGTTACGTTAAGCGCAGTAATTAACCAAGAGTTAACTGACGTTGAAGCTAGATTATCTACTGAGTATCACAAAATTAAAGCTGACATTGATAATGCCAGACAAGAAGGTGACACTTATACAGCTCGAGAACTAAAAGAAAAACTAGAAGAGACTCAAGAACAATATTGGTCAACACGTAACAAACGTGAGGCTAATGTATCTAAGATCTCTGAACAATTAAAAGCACAACAAACGGAACAGCAACAAGTGTTACTGAAAGCGTATGAGGATAACATCACAAGTGTTATACCTGATTACTCAGAAAAAGTTGCTAAATCAATCCGTGATTTTGCTATTAAAGAAGGTTTACCTGAAGACATATTAGACGTTATTTATGACACTAATATTGTTAAGTTTATCGATGACTACCGTAGGCTCAAGAATGCTAAAGATACTGGTGAAGTAAAGCGTAAGGCAGCTCCTAAAGTGAAGTCAGTCCCCTCTAAGAAGGGTGTACCTCAATCACAAAAAGAACGTCAAGACACAAACAATAACCGTACTAAAGTATTATCTGGACAAGGATCCGATCAGGATCAACTAGATTTTTTAAAACGAATTTCTTCAGTAAGCAAAAAACTTTAATTCCAAATCTTACTAAAAGGAAAACAAAATGGCTGGTAATTCATTTGCAACAGGTGGCCCTAAGGCTGCCGCACGTAGCTCTGCCGCTACAGGTAATGCTGTCAACGTTGGCGAGCGCGAAGACTTAGCTAACTTCATTTCAATGATCTCTCGTGACGAAACACCTTTCATGTCGTCTATCGGCAAGACAAAGGCTACGGCTGTGTTTCACGAGTGGCAAACAGACGAACTTTCTGCCCCTGCTTCTGGAGCAGTTGCTGAAGGTGTGTCTTATTCTACACAAAACTCTGGACAAGCTGCGGAACCTTTCCGTACTCGTTTAGGTAATTACACTCAAATTAACAGTAAAACAGTTACAGTTACTGGCACTAAACGTGCTGTTGACCAAGCTGGTGTTGCTGATGAGTATGCGTATCAGCTTAAAAAGCGTGGTACTGAACTTCGTCGTGACGTTGAGTTTGACTTAGTTGGTTGGAAGTCAAGCAATGGCTCAGGTACTCGTACCTTTGGTGGTTATACCTCATGGGTTAACTTTACTGCTGCTACTACTACTCCTGCTACAGCATTAAACGTTTTAACTACATCTGGCGAATACACTGCTCCTACTAATCCAGGTGGTGGTATTTGTGGTACATTTACTACTGTTACATCTGCTGACAAGAACTCTTTGTCTTTGTCACACATTGACACAGTTATGCAAGCTATTTATGAGAATGGTGGTAAAGCTACTAAACTCATGGTGTCTCCTGCTAATCGTCGTGTGTTTTCTGCTAAGGCTCAGTCCGCTGGTTCAAGCACAAGCAATGCTGGTGATGGTAACGTACGTCGCAACGTTGACGCTGACGGTAAACTCCGTCAGTCAGTTGAGATCTACATGTCTGACTTTGGTGACATTATGGTTTGCCCTAACTATGTGATGGGTATTGCTAATACTTCTGTTTCTGGTTTGGACAATGCCGCTAACTTTACAGCGTTTGTTTATGATCCAATGTGGTTCAGCTACGCTAGCTTGCGTCCTCTGCAAGAAGTTGACCTTGGCCAGCTTGGTGATTCTATCATTGGTCAAATGGTTGAAGAGGGTACACTTGAATGCCGTAATCCAAAGGGTTGCGGTATGATCTTCGGTTTATCTGGTGCTTAATAGCATTTAATTAACCTAATAAAAGGGATGGGAGCAATCCTGTCCCTTTTTATTTAAAAGGAAAAAAATGGACTTTTTAAGAATTACAGCAACTGACGGTACTCGTCAATATATTCCTGGTGAATATGTTGTTAATTTAGCAACTACAGCTGATGGTTCAGATACTGCTTCTGACTATAGTTCGGCTAAAGTAACTCGTGGACGTATTAGTCAAATCAAATATTATGATGGTGCTAATACTACAGCTGGGGCTATAGTAGTAACATCAGTAAGCGCATACGCATCAGGTGGTACTTTGTATGAATATGGTTGTCTCACTAATGATGGCGCATTTTCAGTATACTTACGAAATTAATTAAGAGGACACATGGGCTTTTTATCACAAGAAGGAAACAAAAATAGTTTCCAAGTTAAGACTGACAAAAAAGATTTTCAATTAGAACAGAATGTAGATGCATATAAAGATTATGCGTCACAGCAACGTGAGCTTGATTCAATTGCCTCTAATGGCAGATCATATCGCTCATATGCTATTATACCTGATATTGTTGCTATTGATATCTTAACTAAATACAATTTAGACGTGCATTCACCTGAATTTATGAGTGATCCACTTAATCTAAGAAAATTAAAACAAGTTATTGATACAGATTATCCATTACTAAAAACAAGTAACATCCGAGCCTTATAAGGAGAAATAAATATGGCAACACCTCTTTTTGACGCTATCGTAGCTAAGGTAAGAGACTGGTCTAATAAACCTGAAGTACAAACTATTCCCGACAGCGTCATTTATGATTGCCTATCTTATTCTGCTGACGAATGTTATCGACAATTAAGAATTCCTCCTTTAGAAACTACAGTAACTTATACAGTTACCTCAGATGATAATGCGGGAGAAAATAATTTAGGCTTACAATTTGGTACTGCTTTTACTTCTTTTTATATGCCTGAAGATTTAACTGAGTTTATCTTTTTAAGAAGTATTGCTGAAGAAGGTATAAGTACAATAGTATTTAATGAAATTACTGATAAACGAACTTTCTTTGATCCTTACGGAGAGAAATACTCAAGATACAATTGGATGTGGATGGACAATAAAATATTTGTTCACCCACAATTAGCTGTAGGAGATGAACTACAAATACATTACTATCGTAGACTTCCAGCACTAGACGCCCTCTATAGCGTAATACCTGTTAACTATACTATTGGTTTGTCTGATGCTAATCAACCATATCTTACATTAGTAGCTTCTGCTGGAACTAATTTATTCTTTTCTACTGCGGCAGGTGTAACAAAATGTTTTGCTACTTCTGCAGAAGCTGCAGCTTATAACGCAACAGTTACAACTAAAATGTATACTGGAAATGAAGTATCTAATTGGTTAAGAGATAATAATGAACGTTTAGTATTATGGGGTGCTCTTAAAGAATTAGGTGCATACCTCTTTGATCAAACAATGGAACAACGCTATGAAAAGCGTTTTGTTGAAACAATAGTTTCACTTAATAAAGAAGAAAAATGGCGTAGAGCTTCAGGTGGTAACGTCCAAATTAACGTTAATACAAGTGGTTTGATCTAAGGAGACAACATGGCATACACACAAACCCCAGGAGCAACTGGGAGTCTTGCATCTGGAGGTGAATACGATAATGTAGATACTGCTGGTTCGGTAAGTTATTCTAATCTTTCTGCTGGATCTGCAGCTGCTTCAGCTCTTAGTGCTGCGGCTGCTTTAGCTTCTCAAACTGCTGCTGCCGCAAGTGCCACAAGTGCTTCTAATAGTGCTACAAGTGCTACTGCCAGTGCTTCAACTGCAACTACCCAAGCATCTAATGCTTCTACATCAGCAACTAACGCGGCAACAAGTGCTAGCAGCGCATCAGCATCTGCAGCTACTGCAACTACGCAAGCATCTAATGCTTCTGCTAGTGCGTCAGCGGCATCAACCTCTGCAACTAATGCGGCATCAAGTGCATCAGCAGCATCAACATCTGCGTCTAATGCTTCTTCAAGTGCTTCAGCGGCTTCTAGCTCAGCAACGTCTGCAAGTAACTCTGCTACAACAGCAACTACACAAGCAACTAGTGCAACTAATAGCGCAACAGCGGCAGGAACTTCTGCTACAAATGCGGCTAACAGTGCTACTTCTGCTAACACGTCTGCTACTAATGCTTCTGCAAGTGCATCAGCTGCAAGCACATCTGCCTCAGCTGCTTCTACAAGTGAAACTAATGCGGCTACATCTGCTTCAACTGCAACAACTCAAGCGGGTATAGCTACTACACAAGCTACAAATGCGTCTACTTCAGCCTCGTCTGCTAGTGCATCTGCATCTACCGCAACAACTCAAGCATCTAATGCTTCTACAAGCGCATCTAATGCAGCTACTAGTGCAACAAATGCAGCTAATAGCGCAACACTAGCGGCTAGTTATACACCAAGTCAAACAGGTAATTCTGGTAAGTTTTTAACTACTAACGGTACAGCAACCTCTTGGGCAAGTATAGTTGGAGCTTTAAGCTATCAAGGTAGTTGGAATGCATCAACTAACTCACCAACACTCACTTCTAGTGTAGGTTCTAATGGATACTATTATGTAGTCTCTGTGTCAGGTTCAACTAACTTAGATGGCATTACTGATTGGGTAATTGGTGACTGGGTAATATTTAACGGTGCAACTTGGCAAAAGATTGACCAGACTAACTTAGTTACATCAGTAGCTGGTCGTACAGGTGCTATCACTTTAGCTAATACTGATATTAGCGGCCTTGGTACAATGTCTACTCAAGCAGCTAGCAGTGTAGCTATTACTGGTGGTTCAATTACAGGCATAACTGACTTAGCCGTAACTGATGGTGGTACAGGAGCTTCTACAGCTCAAGGCGCTATTAATACATTAGCTGGAGCTGTTACGAGTGGAAGCTACTTAAGAGGCAACGGCACTAATGTGGTAATGAATACCATACAAACAGCTGATGTACCAACACTTAACCAAAATACAACTGGTAGTGCTGCAACATTAACAACGGGTCGTACTGTTGGGATTACTGGTGATATAACTTACACAAGCCCTTCTTTTGATGGTTCGGCTAACGTAACTGCAGCTAGTACTTTAGCAACAGTAAATACTAACGTAGGTTCTTTTACTAATGCAAACGTTACAGTTAACGCTAAAGGTTTAGTTACAGCTGCTTCTAATGGAACTAGTGCAGTAACTTCTGTTACTGGAACTTCTCCAGTAGTTTCTAGTGGTGGTACAACTCCAGCAATTAGTTTAGCTACAGACTATGGTGACACATTAAACCCATACGCTTCTAAAACAGCTAACTATATTCTTGCGGCACCTAATGGAGCATCAGGAGCACCTACGTTTAGAGCTATAGTTGCAGCAGATATACCAACATTAAATCAAAACACAACGGGTACTGCCGCAAACATTACAGGATCTAGTAATAGTACATTAACTACATTAAGCTCTTTAAGTTTGCCATATGGCCAATTGTCTGGTACTGTTCCTACATGGAATCAAAATACTACAGGCACAGCCGCTAACGTAACTGGTATTGTAGCAATTGCTAATGGTGGGACTAATGGAACAACTACTCCTACAGCTGGAGCCGTTGCTTATGGAACTGGAACTGCTTATAGTTTTACCAGCGCAGGTACCTCAGGTCAAGTATTAACTTCTGATGGCTCATCTATCCCCACTTGGACAACTATAGCAGCAAGTGATCCAGCAGGTACAGCTGTTGCAATGGCAATTGCCCTCGGTTAAATAAGGAAAATAAATGGCAAATACATTTACATCATACGCCAACAAGTCAGTAGGTACCTCAGCGGCATCTGTACTAACTGTGGGGGCATCAACACAAACAACGGTTATTGGCCTGTCATGCGCCAATATTATTTCTTCTCCTGTAACAGTAGATGCTTACTTTACACGTTCTGCTGTAGACTACTACATTGTTAAAAATGCCACAGTACCTGTAGGAGGTACATTGGTAGCAGTAGGTGGAGATCAAAAATTAGTATTGATTACAGGTGACGTTTTAAAAGTAGTATCTTCAGCTGCTTCATCGATTGATGTAGTAGCCAGTGTATTGAATATAACCTAAGGAGATTATAATGTCTTATTTAGGAAATACTTTTGATAGTCAATCTTTTGTTTCTCAAACAGATTACTTCAGTGGTAATGCTTCAACTACTGCTTTCACATTATCCAGAACTGTAGCATCATCTACCCAGATTCAGGTGACTATTGAGAATGTACCACAGAATCCTAGTTCAGCGTACACTGTATCAGGAAACACTATTACGTTTACCAGTGCGCCTCCTACAGGTACCAACAATATATACGTCTATTATTTGTCTACACTTGTAAGTAACGTTCCTTTGTATGTTGCTGGTTCAACTGGTCAAATACAATACAACAATGCTGGTACATTAGCTGCTTCGTCTAATCTTTCTTTTGATGGAAGTACACTTGCAGTTACTGGCCCAACCACCATCTTAAAAAATGGCGGCACAGGAGCTACTGCTGGTTTAATGCTTAATGGGGGTGGAGCATCTACAACTTTTAACATAGACTTTGGAACTCCAGTTAGCAATAGACTCTGGATGCGGCAAGCATACTCTGATGGTGCGGGTACTATAAAGTTTCAGTATTCGTCTGACGGCACAATGGCATCACCTATTGATGTTCTTACCGTAAATTGGGGCACGGGCATTGCTGTAACTGGACTTACTGACATTTCTGCGGCAACATCAGGACAGATTAAATTCCCCGCAACTCAAAACGCATCATCTAATGCAAACACGCTAGATGATTATGAGGAGGGGACTTGGACACCTGCAATGACGCAAAGCGGAGCAACATTTACTTATAGCTACCAAACTGGTCGATACACAAAAATAGGGAATGTTGTAACAATTATTGCAACATTAGGTTGGAGTGCTAAATCTGGTGGATCGGGCAATGTAGGATATTCTGGATTGCCTTTTCCATCATTAAATGTTTCGGGTACATATCAGATGATTACCTGCGGAGAGTTTTCGGGATTTACTTTGCCTACTGGAGCTACCACACTGGACGGAGAAATTTTAACCAACGCAACAACAGGCACATTCTATGGGTCTGGAAGCGCCGTTTCTCCAGCGGCTATAACAACTCTTGCTAGTGCTGGGCTACTTTTCTTGCAATGTACATATCTTTCAAATTAACCCATAGTCAAACCAGAATAGTTTGATCAGACATAAAGGAACACATCATGTCAATCACCAAATCAACCATTGTTGACCAAATCACCGTGACCGAGAACGGCATTGTTCTATACCGTGAAGCCACTCGCATCATGGAAGACGGCAATCAACTCAGCGAAACCTATCACCGTTCAAGTCTCACGCCGGGACAAGACTTGACGGGCGTACCCGCCAATGTCGTTGCAATCTGCAATGTGGCTTGGACTGCTGAAGTCATTGCGGCTTATCAAACACAATTAGCTGAACAATCAACTCAACCTTAATTAATTAAATATGGAATCGTTTACTTTATCAACCAACCTAATCAACGCCATTATGCAATATATGGGTTCACAACCCTATGTGCAGGTAAGTCAATTAATCTCTGCTATTCAAAAAGAAATTCAAGATCAACAGAAGCCAAGTGAATAACTACTAGGACATCCCATGTTTACAAGTATCTTAAAATCAAAAACAGTGTGGTATGCTATATTGTTAGCAATTCTATCTGTGTTACAGGGTAGTTTAAATATTTTTAATTTAACACCTTTATTTCAAATGTATGTAGGCATGGGCATTTCCGTTGGTATTGTCATCCTAAGAGTATTAACCACACAACCTTTATTGGAGAAATAATGCCTATCAGCACAATATCATCAAATAGTTTAACTCCTTCAAGCGACATCTCAATCAATGGGGTATCTGTAGGGCTTGGAGCAGGTAATATAGCTACTAACACTGCTGTAGGAACAAGCACTTTAGCGGTAAATACTACAGGTAGTCAAAACGTTGCTGTAGGGTATCAAGCAGGTTATAGCAATACTACTGCTATCCGTAATACTGCTGTGGGGAATCAGGCACTTATAGCTAACACCGCCAGCTACAACACCGCAACTGGCTTTCGTTCTTTATATACAAATACTACAGGAAGCCAAAACACGGGTCATGGTGTTTGGTCTTTGAATTTAAACACAACAGGTTCAAACAATACCGCAATCGGTATGTACGCAATGAATGGAAGTACGACTGGTTCAAACAATACCGCTGTTGGTCTTTCTGCGCTAGAAAGCAACACCACAGCAGGAAACAACACTGCTGTAGGTTATCAGGCGGGGTATAGCAATACGACCACTATAGGCATTACAGCAATTGGAACGGAGTCGCTGTATTCAAACACAACAGGCTATAACACTGCTGTAGGGTATAGGGCTTTATACACCAATACGACTGGCTCAGACAATGCGGCCTTTGGTGGAAGTGGCACTGTAGCCGCCGCATTGCGTTTTAACACCACAGGCTCATACAACACAGCCGTGGGTACTGGATCGCTCCAAGCCAACACCGTAGGCACAAACAACACTGCTGTAGGTTATCAGGCGGGCTACACAAATTCTACTTCTTCATACAACGTATTTATTGGTCAACGTGCTGGTTATACATTTAACTACCCAGATAATACTTTTAACACTTTTGTTGGCGCACAAAGTGGATATTCCGCAACAACAGGAAGTGGAAACACATTTATAGGCGCTAGCGCTTCGGGGTATGGTGCTGGCTACTCTATAACTACAGGTGCTAAAAACACCATCCTTGGCGGCTACACAGGCAACACAGCCTCCTTAGACATTCGCACAGCAAGCAACTATGTTGTACTATCTGATGGGGATGGGAGGATAGTATTTGTCGGCAATGGCTCCGCAACTAATAACAGATTTGTTCAATTCGATGGAACTTATTTTTTACCCGCCACTGATAATGTTATAGCGTTAGGAGCGCCATCATATAGATGGAGCGTTGTTTATGCTGCAACTGGGACAATTAATATATCAGATGCCAACGCAAAGCAAGACATTGCAAACCTTGATGATGCCGAAAAGCGTGTGGCAGTTGCAATCAAAGCACTCATCAAAAAATACCGATTCAAAGATGCCGTGGCTGAAAAAGGTGATGTCGCCCGGATTCACATTGGCGCTATTGCTCAAGAAGTGCAAGCCGCTTTTGTTGCGGAGGGATTAGACGCTACTCGTTATGCGCTGTTCTGTTCTGATACTTGGTATGAAGTTGACGGTAAAGCCAAAGGAAAAGACCTTGTGCAGTACACCGCAGAAACCGAGGGCGCAGTTGAAGTAACACGACTTGGCTTGCGCTACGATGAACTTTTGGCATTTGTAATTGCCGCAATGTAAGGAGCATAAACATGAATGAAATCACCGCAGAACAAATCGCCCAGCACTACAGTGCCGCAATGGACTCAGTAAACCTCATCAATGCTGACAAGCCAGAAATGATGAGTGATGCTGATTGGGCAGATTGCTTGACCCGCAACAAAGAACATTTAAAAATTATGTTAACAAAAGACTTCTGGACAACTGAAGACTTAACACCGCTACAACAAGCGGCAGGAGACTAACAATGTCATATGTAGGTAATACACCACAATATGCTGCTTTCATTACTGATACTTTTAACGGTAATAACAGTACAGTAGCATTCACAATGTCAGTAGCCCCGGCTAACACAGCCTCTATTATTGTTGCAGTAACAGGTGTCCTTCAAGACCCCTCTACCTACTCAGTAAACGGTCTCACATTAACATTCTCCCAAGCACCTCCTACTGGTACAGGCAATATATCAGTACGTTACTTGGGTATTCCTGCTTCAGGTATCACTAACACAGCATATAGAACTATTACTGAGTTTACAGCTACATCAGGACAAACTACATTTGCAACCCCATCATACACTGTTGGTTATATTAATGTATATATCAACGGTGTAAGGATGGCATCGAGTGACTTTACGGCTACATCAGGAACTACTGTAGTTATGGCATCGCCAACTTTTTTAAATGACATTGTTGTTACAGAAAGCTTTTATGTAAGCTCTGTACTTAATGCGTTGTCTACTAATGGGGGTGTAATCAATGGTAGTTTAACTACTGCTGGTACTGCAACGTTTAATAGCACTGTTACTCATTCAGCTGGTACCGCTAATGGTGTGGCTTATTTAAACGGCAGTAAGGCGCTGACCACGGGCAGTGCGTTGGTGTTTGATGGTAGCAATTTGGGATTGGGTGTTACGCCTAGTGCTTGGAGTATTGGCACGGCAATACAAGTAAAACGAGCGTCTTTCTACACATACGATAATAGCGGCGTTGAAATAAGTCAAAACGCAGCAGTTATTAGCGGCGCATGGCAACGCATCGGCGCTGATTTTGCGACCAAATATGCTCAAGATACTGGAAAGCATTATTGGTTTACAGCGCCAAGTAGCACCGCTGGCAGTGCTATTACTTGGACTCAAGCAATGACCCTTGATGCAAGCGGTAACTTGGGGTTGGGCACTACTGCCCCGCAAAACAAACTACAAGTAAAAACAACAGTAAGGCCGCAGCTTTCTGTAAGTTATGACGGAACTACAGGTTTGTATCTTGAAGATTCAACTGCGTCTGTAGGTAAAAGTTGGAAAATTGCTACTTCTACGGCGGTGGCAAGCGCATTAGAGTTTTATCAATCAACTGCAACAAGCGGCGTTCCTGTTTGGGCGGCAACTGCGGCAATGACCCTTGATGCAAGCGGTAACTTGCTGGTGGGGACTACGACTAAAAATAACGATGGAAAAATATCAATTTCTGCAAGTTCAGCTTTAAATCAAGGCATGACCATCAGAGAAACAAGCACAACAAACGACATATATTACATACTATTTCAAAACTCAACTGGCGGTACTGCTGGAAGAATTGAGCACACAGGGGCAACTACTGTTAATTACACATCCGGTTCTGATGTACGTCTAAAAACAAACATTGTTGATGCTGGTTCTGCAAAAGAAAAAATTGAATCCATTAAAATTCGTGAGTTTGATTGGATAACTGGGGAGCATCAAAAATTTGGTGTTATTGCTCAAGAATTAATTGAAGTTGCACCAGAAGCTGTTTGTGCAGCAAGAACAGAAAATGATTATTGGGGCGTTGATTATTCAAAACTTGTTCCATCACTCATTAAGTATGTCCAAGAACAACAAGCCCTCATCACCCAATTACAAACCGATGTAGCCGCACTTAAAGGAGTACAAACATGAGTAACGCAAAATCATTATCAGAGTTAGGTGGATCGTATGGCACTGGAGGAATGTCTAGTTTTAAGAATCGTATTATTAATGGTGATATGAGGATTGATCAGCGTAATGCTGGGGCGAGTGTTACTGGAAACGATGGAGTATATACACTGGACAGAACTTTTGTCATTGGAACTCAATCTTCAAAATTTACAGTGCAGCAAAATGCTGGGTCTGTTACGCCCCCTAATGGGTTCAGAAACTACTTAGGGGTCACTTCATCTTCTGCTTATTCATTGCTGTCGAGTGATTACTTTACACTGTGCCAGCGTATTGAAGGATTTAACACAGCAGACATGATGTTTGGCACTGCCACTGCCGCAACATTTACGTTGTCTTTTTGGGTTAGGTCTTCACTCACTGGAACATTTGGCGGCCTATTAGCAAACCATCCAGCAGACCGTTGCTATTTGTATTCATACACCATCAATGCCGCTAATACTTGGGAAAAGAAAACAATTACAGTAGCAGGCGATACAACAGGAACTTGGGCAACCAATAACACCCGTGGTTTGCAGGTTATGTTTTGTCTTGGTGCAGGATCAAGTTATGTTGGCGCTACTGGCTCATGGAGTTCCACATACGCTCTTGGCCCAACAGGTCAAACAAATGTCCTTGGCACATCTGGAGCCACCTTCTACATCACAGGCGTACAGCTAGAAAAAGGCGCAACAGCAACATCGTTTGACTACCGCCCGTATGGGACTGAGGTGTTTTTGTGTCAGCGGTACTTTGCAAAGATAAATGCTTCTACAACATACACGGGGTTTGGATCAGGGTTATTTGCTAGTACCGGCTCCGCACAAATATTTTTAAAATATCCAACAACAATGCGGTCAGCACCAACAATAAGTCAAAGTAACTGCGCTTTAAATACCACAGATGCTGCTTTTACCGTTACAAGTTTAAGTGGAACAAATGCAGGAACAGATACTGCACTACAGTCATTTAGTATTGCGTCAGGTGGTACTCAATATAGGGCAGTTGTGTTGACCGCAAATAATAATACAGCGGCATATGTTGATTTTTCTTCGGAGTTATAAATGTATCAAAAACATCAAAACAATGCTTTAATGGGTGAAGCAAAATCGGTTAGGCGTTTGTCTGACGGTGCATCTATCCCATTTGACCCCGACAACACAGACTACCAAGCATATCTGAAATGGCTGGAAGATGGTAACACCCCATTACCAGCAGATGAAGGAGCATAAACATGGCACTTACACAAGTTGATTCTGGACTATTAAATAGTTCAGCACAATATACTGGATTTAAGAACCGCATCATCAATGGTGCGATGGTTATAGACCAGAGGAATGCGGGGGCGAGTGTGACCCAAAACGATCAAGGACTTTATACGCTTGATAGATGGTCTGCATATGGAACTGTTAATTCTAAATTTACAATTCAACAAAATGGTGGGTCAGTAACTCGACCTGCAGGTTTTAAAAATTACCTGGGGTGTACATCGACCTCTGCGTACACTGTAACCGCAACTGACCTTAATATAATTCAGCAAGATATTGAAGGATATAACATTGCCGATTTAGGATGGGGAACTGCTGATGCTAAGACTGTAACTCTTTCATTTTGGGTTCGTAGTTCTTTAACTGGAACATTTGGCGGCTCTATTACTGGTGGTAACACTAGAAACTATCCTTGGTCTTACACCATATCTTCCGCAAATACTTGGGAATTTAAAACAATAATTATTGCTGGCGATACATCTGGAACTTGGGGTTCTACTAACGGAACTGGAATTATTGTAAATTGGAGTCTAGGTACTGGTTCAAGCTATAGCAACACTAGTGGCTCATGGACAGCATCTGCTTCATATTCTGTTCCAAGCGCAGTCAGCGTAGTCGGCACAAACGGAGCCACCTTCTACATCACAGGTGTTCAGTTGGAAAAAGGCTCAACAGCAACATCGTTTGACTACCGTGACTATGGGCGTGAGTTGACTTTGTGTGAAAGGTATTGTCTTCAATTCACCTCAACAACATATGGAAATCCATTAGGTGGTATAGGGATTTTCTTAAATGGTTCTACAAGTTCGCTTTTTGGTGGACGGTTTCGTATGAGAAGCAATCCAACAGCAACGTACACTGGCGCTGGGCCTTATATGGCTGATGCAAATGGTAGCTTAAGTACTGTGTCATCTGTATCAGTAGTTGCAACAGGAGCAAACAATTTTGTTGAATGGCAATTTAATTTTCCAGTAATGGGTGGTGGTGCGTATGGAGGTAAATCTTGTTATTTCATATCCAACGTAGGCAGTTACCTTCGTCTTGATGCAGAATTATAAGGAATTTAACTATGTATAAAAAATTTGCTGATAAAAATAGTATAGTAACTGGACTTCCGGAACCAGTTAATGGAATAATACGAATTATTGATAATGCAGGAATTCCCTTTGACCCCGCTAACACCGACTACCAAGCATATCTGAAATGGCTGTCCGAGGGCAACACGCCTGAACCAGCAGATGAAGGAGCATAATGGATGATCAAATCTCGGTGACAGCTGCAAAGCTAATGTCCCATGAACAAATATGCGCAGAACGTTACTTATCAATAGAAAAGCGTATGACTAAAATGGAATACTTACTTTATGGTGTTATGCTATGTGTTCTCCTTGGCCCCGGTCAAGCAGCAGAATTCTTTAAACGACTATTTTTATAATACAATATGGACTGGTTAAAAACAATTGCACCAACTATTGCCTCAGCCTTAGGTGGCCCCTTAGCGGGTCTTGCTGTAGAAGCTATCTCTAAGGCCGTAGGTATTGACCCCAAAGACGTAAATGAAACACTGTCTCAGGGAAAACTTTCATCTGAACAAATAGCAAAAATCAAATTAGCTGAAATTGAAATGGCTTCTCGTGCGCAGGAATTGGGGTTAGACTTTGAAAAGCTGGCAGTAGACGATCGTAAGTCTGCCAGAGATATGCAAAAATCTACTGCCTCTGTTGTTCCTCCTACATTAGCCTTTGTAGTTACTGTAGGGTTCTTTGGTATTCTGTTTGGTCTGATGACCAATCAAATGGCTTCATCAGAACCTCTTCTAATTATGCTTGGTAGTCTTGCAACTGCTTGGACAGGCATTATAGCATTTTACTTTGGGTCTTCCTCTGGATCACAGAACAAGGATGAGTTACTCTATAACTCTACCCCACATTCAAAATAGATGACCCCTAATAGAGAATTTAAAGGAAAAATATGGCAACACCTATAGAACAATTTGGAAGAGGAGGTCTGAATACCGACATGCCTCCAACATCCTTACCAATGAACACCTTTACAGATGTTCTTAATGTGCGTTTTGATGATGAAGCCATACAAGCAACTACTGGAGAAACCACATCTAGGGTCGTAGGTATGGCCCCTGATTATGGTATTCATTGGAGACGACCTGATCAAGGATATAATATCTTTGCCAGAAATGGAACCATTGTAAGAGTAGATTCTGCTGGTAGTCAATCGACTATGTTTTCCAGTGGTGATGCTCTATACAATAACAGTGATTGGCAGGGAACTACCTTTAATGGTGGATACGCTATTATCCTTAATAATGGATTTACAACTCCCTTGTATTGTTTGTATGGTAGTGTTACTGCGGGTTCTACTTTTCAGCCATTACCTAACTGGAACTATGTAGCAGGGTTAACCGTAACAGCTAAAGTAATTAGGTCTCTTAATTACTCTCTAGTTGCGGCTAACCTTACATTAAACCAAGCTGGTACCATAACTTATGCACCAAGTACAATAAGAATTTCTGTTCAGGCTGCAACAGGTAATGTACCTAGTGTATGGCAACCTGGACTAACAACAGACACTGCTGATGAATTCGATTTATCCTCAACCTCACCCATATTAGACATGGCTGAGTTAAGAGGTAATATGTTTATTTATTCATCAGACTCAATTAATATGTTAACCATTGGGGCAGCAACAAGAATCTCTCCTTACTCAAATTCTTATGGAATTTTAAATACAGACTGTGTTATTGAGGTTGATGGTAAACACTTTGTTGTTGACCGTAATGACATCTACACCCATAACGGCTCAGGCGCTATCGAGTCAATTGCAGACTTTCGGGTAAGAAAATATTTCTTTAATAACCTTAATAAAGATCAAACTAATAAAGTTCATTTAGTAAAGAATGCTTATTATAAAGAGATCTGGATTAACTATCCTAAAGGTGCGTCTACAGTATGTAATGAAGCTTTAGTGTTTAATTATAAAAATAATACATGGTCTAAGAGAACGTTACCTTCAGTAACTTACTCGTTTACAGGCCCATCAAACAACTCTAATGCTTTTCAGTATGCCAATCAAGTTGTTTATATGTGTACTAACACCTCACAAACATTAGTAACTAATGATGGTTATTTAATGTGGAATGGTTCGGCACTAGCTGCATATACTTCATACCTTGAAAAGAAAAAATTAAATACAGGTGATCTTGCAGGAAGTACTCTTGTTGATTCTATGTATTTTCTATTTGATAAAGTTCCTAATGACGATGTTATTACTATCAGAGTAGTCGGGCAAAACAATTATTTAGAAGATAAAGACTTATCCGTAGATAATCCTGATCTAAAAGATACTTTTACTTTCTTACCTAGTAATGCCAAAGCACAAGGTTATAAGATTGATCCTAGGGTTAACGGTCGTATTTTAAACTACAGAGTTATAGCAACAGATTATTGGCGGCTAGCTAATGTACAAACAAGTGCAAGACCAGCAGACAGGAGATAAACATGAATTTACCACCATCAACTGGTATACCTGAGTTAGACACTTACCTATACAATTTATATTTAAATATTGTAGATTCTTCTAATTCACAAGGATATTCTTCAGACCCTAATACAGGCATTATTACAGATTCAGATGGTAACCTGGTAGGATACTTATATCAATATCTGCATATCAAATATGCAATTGACAATACTGGCACAGGTATGTCTGATACCCCTACAGGTCAATACTATTATGGTTTAAACAATAGTACATCCTCAACTGAATCAACTAATCCAGCAGACTATACTTGGTATCTAGTAAATTATGGTATTGGTTTTGGTACAACTTTGTTTTTGTATTATCAGATTCTTGGTGGTAGACGTATTAAATGGGATGTTAACACTGCCCCTATTGACTATCGTTGGTTACTTGCCCCATCACTAGCACTCGATTTAGATATTCTTGTACCACCTCAAACAATAAGTAGTTCTGAATTATTAGATGCTGCTGTTACAGAACTTAAAATAGCAGCCTCAGCTGTGTCTGCCTCTAAACTTAATGTAGCAGCAATTAGTAACGTAACAGGTAATTTAGTAACCAATTCAGTTGGTCCAACCCAAATACAACTTGCAGCAGTAACTGCGGGAAAGCTTAGTGTAGCTGCTATTGAATCTGCAACAGGTAATTTAGTAGCTAACTCAGTAGGTACTACTCAAATATCTGATAATGCAATTACAAGTGCAAAAGTAACTGCCAATGCAATTGTTGCAGGAAAGATTGCAGCTAATGCTGTGACAGCAACTGAGATTGCGGCTAATTCGATAACTGCTGATAAGATAACTACTAATGCAGTTACTGCGGATAAAATTTTAGCTAATGCAGTTACTTCTGAAAAGATAACAGCTAATGCAATTACAGCGAGTAAAATTGATGCTAATGCGGTTACTGCTGTAAAGATAGAAGCAGGAGCTGTTACTTCTGATAAGATTTTTGCAGGAGCTGTTACTTCAGATAAAATAACAGTAGGCACTTTATCTGCTATTAATGCAAATATGGGTACTATTACTGCTGGAGATTTATCTATCGGTAGTAGTCCTACTATTTCTGGCACCACTATGACTGGCACTGGCAGTCATTTATATTCTAATGGTAATTTTGCATTTGGTAATTCAACCACCAACATGGTGTTTAATGGAACTAATGTATTTTTAAATGGATTTGTTAGTGGATCTAATTCACAATTTGTATTCCAAATTATAAAATCATATTTTGATAAATTATATAATTTTAATGTAAGCAAACCAACATACATAGTATATGGGACATCGGGAGATACTTATTTTATAATAAATGACACCAATGTTGTATCATTTGGTATGCAATATCAATTTGGATTAATGCCTGTAACGGGCGCAGTCGAAATGGTTGCCGGAACAAATTATCAAATTAGTGTTGTTGGTACAACAAACTTTACCGCATATGGGGCGGCATCAAATACAGTCGGAACATTTTTTACTGCAACCAGTGCTGGAACTGGAACAGGCCAAGTTTACGATTACAGCACATTATTAATGGCAGTAAATAGAGATTGGAGAACGCCTTGTTCTTTAAGTAATGGATATAGAAATGCAAGTATGAGCACATCATTTACCGATACACGATATCTATCACCGCGAACGTATGGATATGACATTGTTCTCAGATATATAAGTTTATCATATATAAATTCGAGCGGAACTTTTATTTCTCCTGCACCGGGTTATTTAGAAAACCTAAATTTGCAGGGGGCCATAAATTTTTCGTATGCGGCAAATATTTAACAAGGAAAATAACTAGGAGACAAACATGGATCCTATAACAGCCTTTGCAATGGCCCAAGCTGCAATAGCAGGTGTACGTAAATGCGTAGACCTCTATAAAGAAGCTAAGGCTGTTGCCGCAGACGTAACTGAAATTACTGTAGAGGTTGGTACTCATATTGGTAAGTTCTTTGAGGCACAAGAACACGTTGTAACTGCTGCTAAAGAAGCCAAAGAAAAACCAGCAAAGAATAAATCAGTTAATTCAATTGCTTTTGAAAATGTTATTCGTATAAGACAACTTCAACAGGCAGAAAAAGAATTAAGAGAATTCTTAATCTATCAAACACCTGGGTTAGGTTCTATATGGACTGACTTTGAAAAAGAAAGAGCAAGACTTAATAATGAACGTGAAATACAAGAAGCTCTTGACAAAAAAAATTTTAAAGCTAATAGAGACAAGTTATTAAGAGAACGAGAAAGAATCATATATATATGTTCATTATGGGCTTCTGGAATTATAGTTGCAATTGTTATTACTGTTCTGATGTATGGCATTCATCTCAGCTATCAAGAAAAGAAAAAACTTAATTTTCAAAATAGTGAGTTTCATAGGAAATACGAGTCAGATGAAAAAGCTATTGAGTGTTGGAAAGAATATAAACTAACAGGCTTCTTACCTAGATATTGCATTGCAATAGAAAGAGAAAAAGGATGGAACAAATCAAACAATTAGGGGAAATATCATGGGCGTAATGCAAACAATAAGTGATGCAATAAATCCACAAAGTCAAAATACATCTGCACCATCTCCCTTAATGGGAACAATGGGGGCATCAACTACTCCACAAACATCTGTTCAACAAACTAACTCAAGCTATATGCCTCCTTCCTTTTATCAGAATCAACCTATAGTTCAACCAACTACTGAACAACCAACCGCCTCCCGAGGTAAGTAAATGAAAATAGTATTGCTAGAAACAAATATTGTAATTAAACATTGGCCTACATTGTCAGCTCTGCTTGATAAAGTAATTTTGCACGGTCAAGGTGAATCAACTACTGAGGATTATCTTCGTAAGATACTCAACAAAGAAGTTCAATGTTGGGCTGTAGTTGATGGCGAAGAAAATGAAATTGTTGGGGCGGGTTTAACTCAAGTACTTTATTACGCACAACATACAACATTACATATTATTGCGTTTTCTGGTGATAACTTTGAACATCAATCACAAGTGTTTCACACTGTAGAGGAACATGCTAAGAGCCTTAAATGCAAGGCTATCGAACAATGGGGAAGACCAGGATGGGGTAAATTGTTACCTAAATATGTACCTGGATTCAAACAAACATACGTAGTCATGCGGAAGGATTTGCAATATGAGTAAATGGAAAGTAAGATCAATAGAAAAACGTTATGGTGGTGGTGGTAGCGGTCCAGCTCCTGCTCCTGTTACCACAAGTAATATTGATCCCGAATTTAAACCGGGGCTATTAGCAGCACAAGCAGCAGCTAAAAAAGAATATGAGTCAGGTAATTTAGGCCGTGTTGCTGGAGCCAGCGGCTTACAAGAAGAAGCTTATAGAGGTGGTATTGGTAGATTAAGAGAATCTACTGACCTTAATAACGCTTCTTTGATGGAGCAACGTGGTAGACTAACCGAGATGGCTAACACTGGTGGTTCAAAAGAACTACAAGATGCTCTTAAGTTAGATGTAGGTATGGGTGGTGCCAAACTTGGTGCCGACTATGGTGCTTCAGGTACATTGGGTTCATACCGACATAATTTAGCTTCGGCAACTGCTGAAGACGCAACTAAAGCTAAGTTTGCTCAGAATGTTATTTCAAATAAAGCTGCCGCTGATGCGGCTCTTACAGGAAATATCTCAGGTACATCTGCTAATGCAACTAATCTTCTTAAGAACCTCCAGTCTACTGGTGGTGAACAGCGTACTATTGCTCAACAATTGGCTGACAAAGATTACCAAGCATTATCTAGATATGCTTCAACTGTATACGGCAATCCCGCAAGACAACAAACTGTAGTACCAGCAGCAAGTGGTGGAGGTAAATAATGGATAAAGATCCTTGGAATTGGGCTGAACAATTTAATCAGCAAAATCAACAACCACAACAATCAGCGCCTCTGGCCGCAAGTATTAAACCAAGTCAAGATCAGGGTAGTATTCAGGTACAAGCAGATAATAGACGACCTGACCCTAATATGCAGATCATTAAAGGATATGGTATTACTAAGGGGCTTGATGCTGGTGTTGGTGCTGGTATGGATGCCTACAAAGGTTCCCAAGTAGCAGATAAGATGGCTATGGCAGATGCCTCTGCTGGTTTAACTGCCCCATTAGCCGCCCCTGCTGTAGCTCCCGTAGCTGCTGGTATGGCTGAAGCAGCTGGTGCAATGGAAGGTGGTGCTGCTTTAGGTAGTGCTTTAGGTAGCGCTGGTACTGCCGCCGCCGCTGGTGGAACAGCCGCTGCTGCTGCCCCTGCTGCTCTTGCTGTTGGCGAAGGTGCCGCATTAGGTGCTGGAGCCGCTGAAGCAGGAACATTAGCCGCAATGGGGCCAGTAGGTTGGGGTGTGGGTGCTCTACTAGTAGCTAAACATATGAAATGGATTTAATATGGGGCCATTATCTGGAAAACAACACAGGGAATATCTCAAATTAGTTGAACAAGAAAAACGAGAATCAGCTAAAATGGAAAGAGAAGAATCCCGTAAACAAGAGCTTCATGAAATAAAGAAGATGGAAGCCGCCTCAAAAGCTAATCAATCTTTAGGTCATAAAGAACAAGTACACAAATACAAAATGGGAGAACTTAAAGTACCTCCCTTAGGTCAAGGCAATATCCCAACACCTAATCCTCTGGCTGACACAGGTATGTTTAGCAGAGGACAACACCTGTTACCTTTCCAAGCAGAAGACAGGGCAAAGGCTCGTAAGGCATCTGCAAAGAAAGACACTGATACAGTGCCAGCTATGCTTACTCCCGGTGAGGCAGTTATCCCTGAGCCAGCCGCACAGAACCCTAAGAATAAACCTTTAATTAAGAAGATGGTTCAAGAGGGCAGAAAAGCAAACAATATGCTTAAATTCCGTTTTGAAGATGGTACAGGTAACGTACCCCCGATGAATCAAATGGTTATGGATAACACTGATATGAGGGATGGCACCGTATCTATTGTTAAGTCAGATGCTATTGGTACTCATCCTGATGTTCCCAGTTCTTCATTTAGTCATGGTACTACCTTTAGTAGGGGTAGTTCAGAGAGCTATCATTATGATGATGGTGTTGTTAATGTACCTCGATTAGATAACGAACTCGCCAATTATCAACCTGAACCTTCAGGATCAGAAAATGTACCTCCAGTAGTACAAGCACCTGTAACAGCAGCAGCATTACCTACTCCTTTAAATAACCCACTTGCACCCGTTATTCCTGTTCCTGTAGGCACAGTATCTTCTGTAGGTGATGAGGCCCAAAACGTAAGTAACATTTCTGTTCCTGTATCAGTACCTGCCCCAGGCGCAACTGTTGTAGCACCTCCTCCAGGTATTCCAGCACCTGTAAATCCTAATGAAACATTACCTGTTACCAAAGCAGATGACGCTGTATTAAATAGATTCAGAGATGTACCCCCAACTGTTGTGTCAGAAACCAGACCCCCAATTGATGTTGCTGAACGAATGAAGTTCTGGACAGATCAACTTAAGTCATCTCAAGATGACGTAGGCAAAGCAATGCTAGGTAAGAGCGATGAAGATGCTATTAAGTCTGTTAAAGATGTATTTACCTTTAAAGGATTTAAATCTTTGTTAGGTTTAAATGATCAAGAACTAGCACGTTTAGCACTTAGCACAGTAGCAGGGCAAGCTATGGGTTATGATTTATCTCGTTCATTAGCCTATGGTGGTAGACAAGCTTTTGAATCTTCATTACGTAGACAAGCTCAAGAATCTCAAGATAACAGAGCAGACAAAAGAACTAAACTTTCTGAAGAACAAGGCAATAAACGCTTTGCTATTCAGATGACTTCTAATGACCTACAAGCTGAAAGAGCTGACAAAGCTGCTAAACTAGCTCAAGAAAAAGTAGATCTTGCTAATCGTAAACTTGATGCAAGAGAAACTCTTGACAGGATGAATCAGGCATGGAGAGAAAACGTAGAAAACAGAAGATATGAAGAAAGATTATCTGCTGAAGGTAGAGCTGAGTTCCGTCAAGACAACAATAGATTTGAGGATGCACTTGCCAAAGACTTTGGGCCTAATGCTAAGGCTGTACGAGATAGAGCTATTAGTATAGTAGCTGAGGCTAAGACCCCTCAAGAAAGAAGTGCTGCTCTTCAGAAAGCAACTATTTTTCTTAACTCTAATGTGTATTTCCATCGTGCGTCTTCAGGTGGCGGTACTAAAGAAAGAGATTACAAAGACTATGTTAATGAAAGCGGTAATGTTATTTCCCTTCATACCAACAAAGATGGTAATCTAGTAGATGAAAACAATAATAGGTTTTCTAGAAACAAAGTTAAATCTTTGGCAGCAGCTAGGTTTGAAGAGCAAGATGTTGTTAGTAAAGTTAATGCTTTAATTCCAGCTAACACTAAAGATATTAATAATCAGGTTGTTAATCCTACATACTTATCTTCAAATATTAATAGACTGTTTTCGGGTATGCCGGGGTTATCTGGTAACCAGAAAGCTACTATTCTTGAGGCATCTATGCCACAAATCCTACAACAAAAACAATTTGATAGCGCAACTTTAAATCAAGTTTTAAGAGCAAACGTTGTTAAAGAACTTGCGCCAGCTGACTCTAAATTGTGGGAAATGCCTGACAAAGAGGTTATGAGTGCTAAGAGTGCAGTTAACTTTACAAAAGCAATAGATAACATAAAAGCTAGATCTGCCTCTGATGGTAGAGAGCCAATGACAGATCAACAAGCATATTCTGCACTTAGTAGTATGTACAAAGATTTAGATAAATCAGGGGTTACAACTGCTATGGAAAAAGCAGGAGTTAGAACACCTGGGTCTAGCCTATTTATGGATTGGGCTTATGATTATACTAACAACAATGGTAATAAGTATAAAAACTATATGCCAAAACCAAAACAATAAAACAATGGAGGGGTTATGTTAACACTAGATGAATACATTGAGAATGCCAGAGGCCAAGGCACATCAGCCCCGACACAACCTGTCACTGTTGGGGGTAAACAAACTGATAAGCCACAAAGGTGGGTTGATCCTGACACGGTAAACATTGGAAACCAATCGTATCGTATACAAGGTTTTAATGCACCTGAGACTTCTAAACGAGTAGAAGGTATATTTACTCCTCCACAAGAACAAGGTGCCGCAGGATTTGCTCCTAAAGCCCTTGAGCTTGGCGGTTTTACTGATATACAACCTAAAGGTAAAGATAAATACGGTCGTACACTAGCCCAAATGGTTAACCCTCAGACGGGAAAAACAGGCGGTGACTTCCTTACTACTACAGGTGTTGTAGACCCTAACCAATTTACAGATAAGCAGGTAGCACTAAAGGCATTTCAAAATCAAACGATTATGAATGCATTTCCTGAACGTGCCAAACAAGATCCTATCTTAAATGAAGTATTAAAAGCTAAAGAAGCCAGAGATAAACAATTCGCTGATTTAGGTAGATCTCAATACGCACCCAAGATGAATGCTTTTAACGAGCAAGTATATGCTGCTTATAAAGGTAGCACAGGTAGAGCTGGTATTAACTCTGCAAGAGAAGAAATTCAACGTATTGATAGATTGTTAGCTGAAGAAGGTAAGCCTATACAGGTTCCCTCTGATGAAAACATTGGTGGATTAAACCCTGCCAGCTACGAGACCAGGTACCCTAACCCAATACCTCCTGAAGTTAAAGCTCGATTGTTAAAAGAAAAAGAAGCAGCTCAGGTGCAATTGTTTCAAGCATCTTACCAACCTGACGTTGTTGGTGGTGTACAGTTCCGTTCTAATGACAGAACAATAATGAACCAAGCCAATGACCAATTATCAGTAACAACCTACAATGCCCTTAAAGATATGTCTAAAGGGTTTTGGGGTAACGTTGAAATGATTGGTGACAAAACAGGATGGACTGAATTAAAAGATAATGCTAAAAGGCATGTCAATGGTATTAAGATGGTTCAAAATGAATTACCTTATACCTTGTCATCTTTTAGAGATGTTAACTATGATCAAGGATTTTGGAGAGGTGCCTCTGATACAGTAACTTACACAGGTAACTTACTGGCAGGGACATTACCCCAAATGGTTGTTATGATGGGGTCTGCAGCTGTTGCTGGGCCTGGTGCTCTTGGTTTTACGTTATCAACTATTCCGGGAGCGTTTCTTTATACTGGACAATTCTATGCTGATCAGCCTGACAGCAAAAAGAATGCATCATTAGCTGTTGCTATGGGTGTTTCTTCAGGTGCTCTTGACAGAATAGGTTTAGAATTTCTTGGTGGTAAAGCACTAAAGAATGCTAACATCTTTACTCTTGTTGGACAGAAAGAAGCAGAACAAGCAATCATTGCATCTGGTAAAGCAGCATCAAAAGCAGAGGCATCTAAGATGCTTCAAGAAGCTACTAAAGCAGAAATACTGGAGCTAACAGGTTTCAGTAAAGAGTTTGCCAAGAGACAAATAGCATCTGTTGAGGGTGGTCTTAAAGCAACTGGTAAAATAGCTGTATCAGCTGCTGGAGAAGGTACCACAGAATTATTACAACAAGAAGTAGAACAATCTGGTAAATCAGGCGAATGGAATCGTAACTATAAGTACGAAAAAGAATATGCACACGCACTTGAAGATGCCTTTACAGGTGGCGCTGTTATGGGTGGATTGTTTGCTGGTGCTGGTAGATTAAGAAGTGCTTCTCAATGGCATTCATCTTTAGATGCCAAAAGGTTATATGACAAAGCAGTGTCTGACTCACAATCATTTCAAGGTGATAACGTACAAAGAGTTATTAATAAAACTGGTGGTCATACCAGTATTATTGAATTAGCAAAACAAACAGGAGCTAACCCAAGTAATTACCCAGATACATCTCTGAATAGCCTACCCATAAACAAAGGTTGGTTTAATGGACTTAAACAAACACTTGCAGATCCAATGTCTTTGGTCAGGCAATTAAGCCATACTGCTATTCCATCTATCACAGACGAGAATGGTAATTTCAAATATAATTTAGCATACTTAAAAGCTATTATGGGTAACCACGGTATTTTACCAGGTGACCATGCTGCTGGATTTGAACAAAAGAAATTAGGAGAATGGTCAGGTGGCAGCGCATTTGAATTAGCTTCACAGCTAACTTCTTTTGGTGGATTTGGCGCAAACAAACAAGTGGCTAATGATTTAGTTAAAGAAGCGTATAGTAGCTACTGGTCTCAAGGTCAGACATTACCCCCTAATAGTAGGAATAATATTGTCCTACAACAATGGAAAGATAATCTAGATATTGTCAGACAAAAAATGCTTAAGGCAACTATCGATGCCGGACTACCTGTAGACCCTTTAATTGATGACAATGCTTTATTCCAATCTTCAAAGATTGAACCAGATAAATTAGTTGCTAACCGCCAACTTATTATTGATGAGGTAGTTAATAACGGTGCTGACAAAACAGAAGCTGCTGCTGCTGTTAAAAATCTTGGTGGTAAAAATAAAATTAAATATGAAGCAGCCAAAGATTATCTAGGTCAATTTGGTTTATTTACTAACCCTAATTTAAGTCAAATATTTAGTAGCAATGTACTAGATAGTATTGAACACCTGAAAGAACAAACGGCTGGTCGTATTATGCGATCAATATATTTAGGTGAAGGCGGTTCTGTACTAGGTAAACTATTGTTGCAAGCTAAAGATGCTGGTGAATTCAATAAGCCTGATGGTACTTTCGATGAAGATGCTTTTAAAGTAGCTGCTACTGAAGTTAAAGCTTGGTATGATATCACTACTAACAACTACAATAATATAGAAACACCTTGGTTAGCTAAGGCTCAAAATTGGTTAATAACGGGTACATTGTTGTCTTCACTAACTAAAGCAGCTATGTCTTCACAAGCAGAAGCTTCGTTAGCTACACTAGGGACACCTGGAGAACTACTTGGTAAACAACTTGCAACATATGGTAAAGAATATGCGGCTGAGTTTGCTACTGATTTAGCTAAAGGTGCTTCATGGGCATCATCATTAATTGGTATATCACATCTAAGATCTATACCCGATGTAAGTCTACAAGAAAAACTAGACAGATTAGTTAACAAACTAAATGCTGGTAATCTAAAACAAAAAGAAATTAATGATATACAAGAAGAAGTAGAAGGCTTACATGAAAGAATTTACAACAGAAAAATCTTTAGTAAACTAGGCTATGCCGAAACTGGCTTTGATGCAGCAAACAAGTACGACTTTGGTGGTACTGATTCTGCTGTACTAAGAAAAGTTATGGGTATCTTTGTATCTGCAATCTCTTTAAGAGCACAGACAGATGCTAACCGAATGGCAGTTCTTAGTGTTGCAGGAGATATCATGATGTCTCAACTACAGATACTTGCTAACATTGATCCTTCTATTCGAGAACAAGGATTAGCTACTGGTAGAGGTCTATCTGTTGAACAACAACAGGCAGTTATCCAGCTACAACAGTATGGTATGAATGTCCATGCTATGTTACCTATGATGGATACTCTAGCTCTAAGTGGAGAAGACCCTTCTAGTTTATTTAATACTGAACAGACAGATCCTTATTGGGCTGGTGTTCAAGATAACATTTACACTGCATTAATGAACTTTGTTGATTCACGCATTGTTAATCCACAACCATTTAACACACCTAAGATCTATAACGATCCAAGGTTTAAGATGTTAACTACTATGCAAAAGTTTATGGGTACAGCTACCGCTGTTATCCTACCAAGACTATATAAACAGTATATTCTTAATGGCAATGTATCCATGAGATACGATGGCTTTGCAACTATTGGTATGACACTCATCCCCAGTGCATTGTTAAACATGCTTAAAGACCAGCTGTCTTATGGCGAAGAAAGTCCATATGTTAAAAGTAAAGCTAAGAAGGCTCAAAGAATTTTAAATTCAACAGGATTCTTAGGTCAATTTGAAAAAGTTACTGAAGCTATTTCACCTACTATTGATTTTAAATCAAAGTCATTCGAAGAAAGTCCCGCTGGGTGGGCAATTGATAAGGTAAAAGGTGCTTCACCTGTTGCCTCATGGGTAGCTAAACCTATTGAAGGAATACAAATGATATCAGAAGATAAAGATCTAAAGGGTACCAAGAAAATCATGAGAGCTATGCCAGTGATTGGTGCTCTACCCGCTGCAAGTAATTATGCGGCAGAAAAAATAGTTAATGCTTTTAAGGATAAATAATGCCAGCAATAAATGTTAATACAAATGCAAGGGCGAGGGCACCCTTAAGCGCAGATCAATTAAGTGCCTTTTCACAACAGGCTTTTGGTGCTGCTCCCCAGGTAGAAATACCTGGGATGGCAGCAGTTAAAGAGGCAATGGATATCTATAACCCCAGACCAATTCCTGTTGTTCCATTACCTGCACAAGGTATTGCTGGACCAGTAAATGTAGATAGATTATCTGCACAATCAACTCCAGAAGACTTAGCTCAAGCTACTCAATCCAGTTTAGCTGGTCGAGAAAGGTTTGAGCCTGTAACTGACGAATCAGGTATGCCTGTATTTGATGAAAATACTGGTGAGTATGCTACCAGACCTATTACTATGGAACAGTTTGGTCAACAACAAGAAGCTGACCTATCAACCAGACCTAATATGGCCTCTGCTCTGATGACAGAAGATCCTGTAGAGGCAGGTATGGCTATTCTAGGTGCAAGATCTGAAGTGTCTCAAGCAGAGAGTATGCCTTCAGGTACCTCTCAGTTCTTTAATATGGATGAGTCTAATATTAAATCATGGGCTGATAGTGCTGCTCCGTTTTTAAGCATAGTATCTGATTCTACTTTGTCTGATTTATTTAGTAATAGCTCTGTTATCCGTAGTAGTAAACCTTCTTACGAAGGAGTACCAGTTGGTTTAGAGATTCTAAACACTTATGATATACCTTTAGAATTAGCAAAACCTTTGTCTACTGTTCTTGGCATTGCACACGCAAGAGCTACTGAACAAACAAGAATATACAAAGATAGTGTTAAAACTGACAGCTATGAAGACAATGTTATTCTAGATAAAAACGGTCAACAGTTAGATGCACAACCTAAAGCTAACTTGGTTAACTCAACTATTGCAGCTATGTCTAATGCTTTAAATAATTTAGGTATAACTTTACCAGCAGAAGCAGTAAGAGAATTATCTGAAGCTAAAGTAGAAGCAGAAATTGCTCAAGCTAGGCATCGCCCTATGCTAGACAAAGATAACAACATAGTATATGGTTCTACAGGTGCAATGAAAGACATTGCTTCAGGGCTATCTTATATGTCTGCCGCTTTAGCTGGTGATGAAAGACGTATCTTACCCTCTAAGGTACCACAAGTATCAGGTAGTAACTTTCTGAAGCCAGGTTCTCAAGGAACAAAGAATTCATTACCCTTAAAAGGTACTGCATTCCCGGCAGCAGAGGCAGTCAAGGATATGTTTGGTTCTATTGGTGAAATCTTCTTACCAAAGAATATGTTATCAACAAGTAAACAACTTGATGACATCAAGGCTAATTTAGTTGATGATGAAACTGGTTTGTATTCTACAAGTGTGTTTGCAAAGAGACATAAGGTATCTCTTGCTGATTACAATACATTTAAAAGCAGGCCTAGCCCACCTAAAGACTACAATTCTAACGATCCAGAGAAGGTTAAAATCTTTAATGATATAAAGGATAAACATGCCAGAGAAGTTACTACCTGATACTTGTGGTACCTTAGAGGGTAAGATACG